AGCACGACCGTCGGGATCGAAGGAGCGCTCTCGCGTGCTTTGTTGAACTCCTGCGGAGTTGCGAACTGGGTCGACTTGCCGTTAACCAGGAGGAAGAGCCCGAGGCCCTCGGAGATCATAAACATGGGAGCATCCTTGATGTAGTTGGCGGGTGGAGTCGGCGGAGCCGGTGGAGTGCCGAGGCAGAGCTGCATGACGCGAGAGCGCATCTCATTGCCCGACACGGTGTGCATGTCGATCTTGCGAGTCGGTGCCCATTCTTTGTGCATGCAACAATCGGCGACGAGGCCGGCGTCATAGCCGATGAGCGCTGCGGTGACCTCGGCGACGTTCTGCAGCTGGTCGGGTCGCCACGGCTCAGCAGTTGTGCCGACGTTCTCGACCTCGATGCCGAAGTAGGCACTGTTGCCGACACTGCTGCCGTTCCAAGACCCTGCACCAGCATGATTAGCCCGACCAGCTGCGATCACCACGTTGCAGTTATCACGACCAGTAAGCACATGGCAGAGTGGGCCTGCAAGGTCTGGCCTGCCATTGGTGACAATGTTGAGGCTTGGAAGGTTCTTGCCCATAGCTGATGCTGTGTGGTGCCACATCACAGCCCTTGGAGCAAACAACGCACTGCCTCTGGTCTGCCAACCTGGTTGTTCTTCAACGACAAGACCAGCACCATGCAAACGATCAGCCATCGTCAGGTCTCTCATAGGTGTGATGCCCCGTCTGTAAAGATGCCGCCAAGCGCAACAAGTTCCACGCCGAGACTCACCCACGGATACCAATTCTTTGTTGAATCAGCAGACGAATCTGTGAGCGTCGGCAGATTCGTTGTGCCTGACACGCCATCACGATGCATGAACGTGCCCTTGTACATCGTCGCACCCGATGCACCATCGGTTGTGAAACTGTTGGCACTCGTGACCGTGAAAGTCGTTGAGACAAACAGTGCGTTCGACGAAGCAATGTTCCACACAATGCTGCTAGCAGACCCAGCCGCATATGTTGTTGTTGGTGTTGGGTTTGAAGTCAACCCAAAATCTGTATCAAAGCCCAAAACCCTTGCAGGCGTGTATTCGTAGATCAGACCATCAGCGAACGAGCCACCGGTACCAGTGTGTGTGAACGTTGGGCCACTCATGCCAGTAGTCGCAACCCTTGCAAAGGCGACAGTGCTTACCCAGTGATCTGCGCCAGTAGGCGAAAGGTCTGCAAGCGCATAGTACTGATCACCAATGTATGTCCACCCTGTAGGCGTTGAGTACGTTACCGTTGAGGGTGATGTTTCACGCCTAGCTTGAGAGAACACCATTACCAATAGGTTGCCTACTGTTGTACCTGAGAGGCTGAAACTGATCGGGCTTGAGTTGCCTGCAGCAGTTGGCGTACCAGCTGTACGCACATATGTTGGTGCAGCCATTAGGCGATGATCTCGGAGTAGCTCGCAATCACATCAAGCGAAGGATGCGCAACGGTAGTGGCGGTAAGTGCTATCACGCTGCGGACGTTCACACTTTCAAGCACAGCCTCATCACTATCAAGCACCGTGTATGCAGTCGATCCTGATGCACCTGTGAGTGTGTATGTGGTGCCGTTGATGACCACTGCCACTGTGGATGTGGCTGTGGCACCTTGGCCTGCAAGGCGTAACGAGTTGATGCGCCCTGTTTGCGGTGATGTCCTTGATGAAACATCACCAGATGCTGCGTTGCGTGCAGAGAACAAGATCACATCAGTGGCAGTGGTTGAAGTTGCTCGTGCAATGTTGGACCCGACGATTTGGCCTGCTGCGTAGAACTGGCCGCCAGCACCACCACGACTAGAGCGGTCAATCCATCGTTCCAAATACTTCTGGCGTGACTCCTGCAAGGTGCCTGTTTCGACAGCAACCTTCATCAACCCATCTTCATCTTGTTGGATGGTGATGGCTTGCACATTCTGTGCTGCAGTGGTGTTGAGATCGTTAGGTGTGGGCACATCAAGTGTTGAGAACTTGTCAAAGATCGTGTACGGGTACTGCGCACTTGAAGTGGGCAGGAAATCAAAGGTGGGTGAGTACGTGTTGACACCAAGGTTTGCCAAGAATGCTGTGGCAAACGTTTCAGCTAACGCTGCACTGGCAATGTTGGGTAGGCCGAGTGAACGCCACCGTGGGACAGCTGGCAGTGTGGCAGGCCACGAGAAACGACCACTAGCCCAACGCACCAACAGTGCATCAAAGCTGGCTTGTTTCACATCCCATTCCAACTGCAACACATTCACCGTTGTTGGATCAGCAATACCAGCAGTGGACTTCCCAGCAACCAACGCCAAAGCCGATGCCACATCGTGATCGCCTTTGTTCCAAATCTTCAGAGTCTTCCCAGTGGCGGCACAATCGAAGTCGATGTACACGTCGCTGTATTGCAGCAGTGCATCGAACACGCTGTCATCACCTATCCGCAGCGGGATACCTGATGTGGCTGTGAGTGACGCAGAATCACTAGCTGCGGTGGCGGTAAAGTCGAATGTCCAACCAGTCAACGCTGGGTGATCTGGTTTCAGTGCCAGCATCGTGCCGCCAGCAGTCATATTCGGAGTGCTCGACGCTTGGCTATAGACGTAGCAACCTGAACCAGAAGTCGCCACAGTGGCACCCTCTGGGCCGACAGTAAGGTTCCACACCAAACCCTGACCGCCACCAGCAACAACACCAATGCGAGCCTCGAACGCCAGCAGGATGTACCCGCTGGTTGTGGCGGTGAACTCGACTCGTTGTTTCTCCTGGTATGCACTGTTCGTGCCAAACCTTCTGCCGTTGATGTACACAGCGGCATCCTCGGACGCAAAGTCCAAGCACAATGGCCCAGCAGAAACACTCACCCACTGCCTGAACAACCGGTACTCAGAAGTGCCTGCTCCACGCCATATCCATTTGGCTCCGATGGCGGGCATCCCTGCGGGTAGGCCGGGGAATACCGAGGATGCTTCGCCCATTGTGGCGAGCTCGGTTGATGCAACCCAGTTGTATGCGCTGGCACCGTTGGAATCGTCAAAGTCAATGCCGTACCACTCGAACTCACGCTCATCAATAGGCGGGTCCAACTCAGCAACAGCACCAGGTGGTGGTGCCCCAGCAGCTGTAGGTGACTGCAACACCGCACACTCAGCCAACTGCTGCAACAGGCCACGGCCTGATACCTCAACAGCCTCAAGATCCTCTGTGCCTGCGTCAACGGGTACAGGTTTGAACTCCTCGATGACTCCAGCCCATTTGGCTGTGCCGTTAACTAGGCCACGGAACGTGAGCCCGAACGATAGTGCTGCAAAGTCTGAGTCGGCCAACGCCAGTTTGAAACTGAAGTTGCCAATCTGGTTGCGCACGTCCTGCCACTGCACATCATAAGCACCAGACAAAGCTGCAACCTGTGTGGTGTTCGCTGCGTTGAACAGCCGTGCCTCAACCTCGAGCGTCACTGGATGCGCCCGCTAGGGATTGACAGTTCAATAGTGGCAAGGGCCCACGCACCGTTCTCCACGATGCGCCCCACTTCCATCTGCTGCACATGAGCAGGCTCAGTGCGTGTAGTCCCGTCAGGCATAGTCAACACAACACTGCGTGTGCCGTCCGTGGTGCCGGTGGGCGCAACAACGTTTGCCCGCAGGTAGTCAATGTTTGCCTGCAGCCCTTCAAACAGGTCTGTGACGGGTGTGCCGGTCCTGCTCGAGGAACCCACGATCAGCAGCCGGAGCGTGCGCACGGTCACGGTGTCCCTGCGTAGGCGGGCTTTGACCCCGCTCACCCCTGGCCGGATCACATCAGTGCCACGCTGTTGTGCGGGGAGCCAAAGCTCCGCAAGGTTCTGCACCTTCCAACCAGCGCAGTTCATAGCAACCCCACCAATCGTCAGGTCACCGGCAAGTGTGTTGTACGTCAGACCAGCCATCTCAGTTTCTCCACGCAGCGTCACGCAACTTGCGTGCAGTAGCACTCGCAGCAGTCTCAGCATCAGGAGTGATCACCGTAAAGTTATTCACCATACCGCCACCCCCACTGCTAACCAGCTGCGACACACCCTGCAACAGTGCCTGTGTATCTCCTGCGTTCATAATGAACCCGTTCGAGTTAGGCGTAAACAACTCACGGCCACGCTCATTCACCATGTAAGTACGACCACCACCAACAGGCCCACCAATAGCACGCCCGATAATCCCGTTGAAGTTCAAATCTAAACCTGTGTTGATCTCGTCTTGTTGAACAGGTAGATCATTCGGGTTCACACCAGCAGGAAAATATGTGTTTGCGCTGCCAGAAGTACTGGCACCAGCAAACGGGCTAACCAGTTTTGTTGGGATCTCAACAGGGTTAGCGTTAGCTTGATTCTGGGCATCAGCCAAAGCTGGTGCCAAATCAGGATATATGCCAAGCACAAAATCAAGTTGCGTTTTCGTAACACCCGGTTGCGAAGCAACAATCAAAGCGTTCAACTCAGCAAACTTACCCGCAAGAAACAACTCGTTGATCTTCGGGAGAATCTCAGGAGCGAACTCTTGTGACGTTGCTTGAAACAACGCCAGCAGGTTCATAAACTTTTGCTGCTCTTCCGCAGCCAAACTCACCTTGATAGCCACATCAATCTGCTGTTCAGACAATCCAGCCAAACCAATGTACTCAGCGATCTGCTCCGGTGGGATACCAGCATTCTTCAATGTCTCTTCAAGTCTTGCCCTGAAAATACCACCTAGAAAACGTGGATCACCGCCAGTTGAAACAGCCTGCTCAAGAACACTCCCAGCCTTCTCACCGAACGTGATAACAGCTTCAACAGCCTTGTTCTGCTCATCTGTGTAATCACCCAAAGCAGATTTCACAGCATCAAACTCTTTAGGCAAATCATTCAACGTGTTAAACAAACCTTTGTAAGCGTCGTTCATCCCGAACGCTGCAGTGGCCTGATCATCCATCGTTGACGAATCCTCAATAGCTTTACCGTACGCTGCTGCACGATCAGCGCCAAGCTTCTGAGTATCAGCAATGAACTTCAACTGCGCATCATAAATCTTGCCCGTAGCAGTCAAAGACTCCATTGAGCTAGTGGTCTCGTCCAACTGTCCGGCGTTTAGTTCAGCTGCTTTGCCGCTATCAGTTAAACCTTTTTCAGTATTGGTTAAGAACTCTTCAAACTTCTTGCGCTGTTGGCGTGTTTCAACGCCGCCACCCGTGCCAAGATCAGCGCCTTTGAGCAGATCCAAAGCACCTTGCAAACCTTTGGTATCACCTGCTGCTTTGAGTTTGTTGAGAGCAGCGGTAGCGCTATCGATCTGGATGACTTCACCATCAAGTTTGAACGTGCCAGATGTTTTCGACAAGTTGAAAACATCGAGTGTGCGATCACCAAAGTCTGAAAGCTTGTCGATTGCACCGTCTGTGCTTTTAGCAAGATCAGCAAATGATTTAGCTGTGACACCGCCGCCTTGCGCAGCTTGCAAACTGATCGCAGCAAGCCCTGATTCAACCTTTGCAGCATTGACACTCGCTTCGTCCAAAGCCTTGGCGAGCTGGTATACAACGATGGCTGCGCCAACAGCACCGATGGCTGCAGCGGCCTTGCCAACACCTGTGAGTGAACGTGTAGCGGTGCCGCCAACCATTGATACTTGTGTGAACTGGTCACGCATCTTGATAACAGCGCCAGTACCGACGGACAATGAACCGACTAGGCCTGCGCCGATTGCGCCCATGGTTGCAAGCTTGCCAGCGGTTTCACCGATAGCAGGATTGATGTCGCCTGCTGTTGCACCGATGTTGAGTAGCGGGTTAACTACATCAAGCACGCCCTTACCGACAGACTCCTTGAGCTCACCAAACTTGTTCTTCATGATTTCCATCTGGCCGGCAAATGTTTGCCCTTCAGATTCAGCAAACCCACCCACAGAACCAGCAAGCGCAGCAATCGTGTTCTCAGTAGCGGTAGCACCGTTGCCAAGGTCCACGACCTCGATACCCATCTTCTTCAACGCACCAGACGAACCATCAGAACTCTTCCCAACAGCCTTCGCTGCAGCGTCAAGGTCCACACCCATCTTGCGTGAAAGATCAACCACAAGCGGTGTCAGCGCTTCAGTCTCTTTTGATGTTCGACCGAACTGCACAAGGAGTGCTTGAGCCGAGACGATCGCATCATCATCAGCAACAGTTACTTTCATCAGCGCTGATGCCTGGTCACGCAAAGCTTTGCCGTTACCGGGAAACGCAGCACTACTGTTCTTGATCGAGTTAGTCAGCTTCAACTGCTGCGTTTCAGCTGCCGCAGCCTCTTTTGCAAACATCGCCAAACCGGCACCCAATGCCGCAGCGCCAACGACCGCACCAGCACCAAAGCTGGTTAGCTTCGAGCCCATGCGATCCATTGACTTTGTAGCTTTGCCGAGCTCACGATCAGCAGTGTTGCCAATCTTCTTAAACTCACGCACAGCACCACTGGCATCAGCGTCGATGAGGATCTGCAACCGTTCAAGTAGAGCCACTGCTCACCGCCTCGCTAAGAAGTCTTAGTTCCCGAATGCTTAGGCTTCGGGTTTGTTCTGGGGTCCAGGAGAATCGGAGGGCACACCAGACGGTCCAGCTGTCTGTTGAGCGTCCTCCGCTTTTGGGATACTGCCCTCATAAATATCAGGCAGATCATCCGGCACCTGAACGAATACGTCGGTCAGCATTCGCACTGTTAGCACAGCAGGCTCAACGCCTTGCTGGGCGCATGCTGCCGCATAGATGTACTTGGCGTTCTTTGCACTCTTAAACGGGTGCGATAGGAGCGCCCACCACTCCTCATCACAATCCGCTTCGAGTTGTACCAGCTCATCAAGCGTGAAGTCAGAAAGTCTGACCTGCTTTTTGTCTGGAAGGTTGACGGCCCACTCGTCAGCCATGATCAGATACCAACGTTGCTAACAGAACTCGATGCCGAGCCAGTTCCGCTCAGTTCTACAGCACCGGAAACAGTCTGCGTGATCGACAGGTCAAAGTGCGCAAGCCCGAAGAAGTAAGACGCATTGTCAGTCGACGGGTACAAGTAGAACTTGCGGCCCGTAGCGGTGCTCACCGAAACGTTGTACTGGGTTGCAGCAGTGTCATAGAACCCTGCGAAGGAAATACTGCTGTCAGGCAAACCGACGGTGTAAATTTTCGAGGTGTCACCAAAGCTGGTGACTTCCGTCTTGTCGGTTGTTGCATCCAAACCCCATGTGTTCAGGTTTGCGATTGGTACTGCGACACCGGTGCCACCGATTGTGTTATCGATGTAAACACGGCCTTTTCTTCCACTAATTCCACTAGCCATGAGAATTGCCTTTCAGTTTGTGAAACCACAAGCACTAATGAGCTTGCGGGTATTACTCGGGAACGTGCGATCAACGACCGCCGCTCTTGCTAGAGCAGCATCAGCCGCCCGTTCTTTAGGATGGGACAAAGCCCACCGAATCAATTCGCCCAACTCCTCTGGACTTTCAAACGTTGGGAGCATCGGAAAGAGCTCATCAGACTCACCACGAGACTGCCGTGCGAACCAAGTGCCAGACGCTGCAAGCTCGATCTCACGAGGCCCAACAGACCAACCATCACAACCATCAACCACATCACCATTGGTTTCGGTGCGGTAAATGTTGAACGATGTGAGCGCACCCCGATACAACATTGCCGTATCCGTATTGTCGATGCAGTCTTCAATGTCATGCACCACACGATTAGCCAGGACAGTTGGCACGTTCTGCCAGTTACCAGCCAACGCAAGATCAATGCCATCAAAGTTGCACCGCTCAAGGAAAGCAACCCTCGACGGGTAACCCGTACCAACAAACACACATTCGCTGCGGTAACTCTCCGGCACATCACCCTCAAAATGGATGTCAGGCCGATATGCGTGCGGTGTGTAAACCGCTGTTGTCAGCGTCGAATACTGCGCAATGTTCGTGGGATCGTTGAGTGCCACAGCATCAAAGTGCGGTGCAATCAACAACTGGCGTGATTCCTCATACGGGCTCTCTGTCATCACGCACGCTGTTTTGATACCACGCCCACGACAAACCTCAAGAAACTGCGGGTCAACCGTAAAACCGCTAACAAACACAATCAGTTGCGGCCACCAATACAGCACCGATTGCGGCAGGCCACTAATCGCAAAGCTGTAAACATCTCTAGTTTCGGGAAATGCTTTGATGAAGCTGCCGTCATCCAAACCCAGATGCGCAATAGCACCCCATGTCAAACGGTCACCCAAATTGTACTGCTGGACCTCATGGCCTAATTCTGTGAAACCCTCGCACCAACCATCAAACACATCTTGTACTGAGAAGCTTGGGCCGGGATGAACAACAAGAATGCGCATTACTTGCGGTGAGCTTCCAACAACGCAAACTTCTGTGTGCGTTTGTACGCTTGCATCGCACCTGCTTGGCTTGAACGGATACCGTTCGACCACGACTGCTGCCCTCTCATACCACGCACCGTTGCAGTAGTACCGAATATCTGACCGCCACGACTCATCACCTTCTTGCCCTGCTTTTTGCGAAGCTTAATCGGGTGAGTTGCCTCTCTCGTACCACTCTCTAGCAACCGCCACATGCCTAAAGGCCGAGCCTTCAACAGTGCGTTTGCGTGAACTTTGCTGCCACCAACCTCGAACCCTGCGCCGAACCTCGGTGACGGCCCGTATGCGGGTGCTTTCTTCCACACGCTGAATCGCAGATCCGAGCCAAGGAAACTAGCGGCAGATGTCAACACACCAGACTTGTAAACAAGCGCAGCGGCAATCGTCGCCTTGCGGTTTACGTCGGTGAGGTTGTCACCGTATGCGATCATCTTAAAACCGAACGAATCAACTGCACTCATGTTCGCACCGTCACGTTGATATCTGCAGCGTAGTAGGCCACATCGGCAACGGTGAGCTCACGGTAACCGCCGATGGATTCGACAAAGAAGTTCATGCCAGGAGGCGTAGCGGATTCGATAGCGTCAACCACCGACCAAGCACCATCAGAGTCGAGCATTGCGTCAAGGGTGACAATCTGGTCAACATGTTTGTGCGAGACAACAACGGTGACATCAACCTTTGTTTCACGGTTCCCATCGAACGTGAGCGGTGTGATCGTAAACCCTGCGATGAAAGCGCATGGCGGGTTTACATCTTCCGGCGGGAACCGGTAAATGTTGAGCCCTGGCACTGCGTTAATCGCTTGCGCTAATGCTTCTCTGATCTCGCCGTTCGTGATGTAACTCATGCGATACCGAAGTTACTTCCGTGCTTGTACGGTTGTAGGAGTTGGCGGGCCCTTGGTGGCATTGTCTGTGAAACCCTCACAACACCAAACTCGCCAAAGCCTGCAACACCGAGCGGTGCTGATTCAAGCTTTGCGATCTCGGCCACGATAATCCTGCACGCCTGTTTCACATCAAGCGGCACGGAAGGCCACCCCCACACACCAGTAATCTCAACCGTGTTTTGCCGCATGTTGAACGTTGGCACTGGCCACTGGACACCACCGAGAAGTTGCAACGATTCGTATGGCTCAGACATTTGCGATGCGTTGTACGGCAACAGTTGAAAGCTTGTCGCACCGATAGTCGTGGAGTAAACGCCTGCGCCGGTCGGGTCGGTCTTAAGTGTCGTGACGCTCACAAGGTCGTTAAACGAACCGAAACCTAGTGAGTAGATGTCATCAGATGTGGCGAACGTACGAGCCTCGGTCACTTGGAAGAACTCTCGCCCGCAATAACGGTCGATCATCCTTGAGCTCGACGTAACCACATCATCCAAAAGGCTTGTGTCTTGCACAAGGTTCTGCCCAACATAGGCAAGTGCTTCAGCTTGTGTGAGATAACCATTGGTAATTGTCATGCGTTCATCTCCATGCTGCAGCCCTCACATCATTCCCCTGCACATCAATCACATGCTTTGCAAAGTTGCGTGTGAGGATTACAGAAAGGTTGTCGGGGTCTATATTCAGGTAGTACTCGTTTTGTTGGAGTGGGCCACCATCAGAAGCACTGTGTGGTGTGCGCTCGTAGCATGCTGCTGTGAAGATGAGCAAGCCTGTTCTGTGGTCCAAAAGGTTTTTCATGTGTGCAATGTGTAGTGGCCAATCCGGTGTGTGCTCCGCAACCTCAAGATGCAACGCAACATCAAATTTTTGTTCGTTGCCGTAATCGAGAACGTCGCCAACCCATGTGACACCAGGTGCATCAACTAGATCAATGATTTCTAATGTTGAACTGGGGAAAAGGTAGCTTGGTGAACCGTTTATATCTCTGCCGCCAACGTCGAGAACGTTGCATGGCCCTGATGGGACCCATCGTTGCACCCATTCGAGAACTGCGTGATGCATCAGATCACCTCGGGTTTCCGCCACCAGAAGAAGTGTGCGACAAGTATCAGCGGCAACCACTGCACAGGTAGCACTTGTGCTGCCGCTAAGGCCATCACAGGCCCTGCAGCCGTGTGCAACAGCCTCACAGTGTCAGTAGCAACCAACAGCTGTGCATACGCTAGAACGAGTATCAGAAGCGTCTGCCACGATGGCCGGTACAAAGCTGCCAAGGTTGCGCCCCACGGTGCGACCATCAACCATGCATCACGCCAACGCCCACGATGAGACTCCATCGCAGTGATCACAGGATGCTCATACACCCTCCGCAACACAGGCTGTGCGGTCACCTGGTCAAGTTGTGGTTTGCGAACAAACCACACAACAGCCGGCACAATCAAACCGATAAGCATGATCGGATGCCATGCCCACACCGCAGCAAACACAGGTGCAGTTTCCTTGATAGAAGCGGCAACCAGAATCAGCAACACCGCTACAGGCCACAGCCCATGCTCGAAACAAGCAACAGCCATGATCGCCACAGCCATCGCCGGTAAATCAACGCCAACAGGCCGAACAACTTGCGGGCCCCACACTCCAGGCAGTGCCAGCAACAGAACTGCTGCAGCTGCCGCACGTTCCCAACCAAGATCCGAGCACCACCACAACATGCCAACCGCTGCAACAACCCATGACGTAACCCAGACTGCACGCCACCTGCGCAGATCATCCTTGCAGATGGTAGGTAGCAACCATCTCAGGTTGAACGGTCTTGCCACCGGTACACCACGACCAGCGAGGATGTACCTGCTGGCATCAGGTCCTAGCATTATCGTCCGTGGTGCGTGGTTCTTCCGGCGGTGTTACACCCATTGTCTTTGTATCTGACGGCCAGTAAACCCTGCCACCTTTGTGATGCCCAACATGCGCTGTTGTGTCAACGTAAACCTTGTGGCCTTGCTCGCCCGCACGCAAACAGAAACTTACATCTTCGCCTAGCGCCCATTCCGAGCCGTCATCACCAAAGCGGATATCGAAACCAAACCAGCAGTTAGTACTGCCACCACTCTGATCAAACATCTGTTGCAACACGCTGCGGTGAATCAGCAGGCAACCAGTACCAGTAGCTGCAACCTCTGCCAGCTGGTTCGGTTCCCAATCCAACATCACTTGTGTGCAAGTCAAAGAATTTTCGACAAAAAGCGTAGGGATCACGCCGTCGGCGGTGAGGATCACACACAGGGCACCAAGGATCTTGATGTCATGTTCGACCGCTCGTGCAACCATCTGATGCATCAGCTGCGGTTCAAACACCATGTCAGTATCAACAAACCACAACCACTCGGCATCGGTGTACGTCTTTAAGAACTCGTCGCACAAACGGTTGCGAGCCTTCGCAAGGTTTGCTGTGGCCTCGAGCGCAACGTAATTGTGCAGTAGGCGCAGATCAATCGGGTTCGGTGACTCAGGTGCGTCGAGCGCTTCCCACACTTGCACCGCACGTTCACGATCCCACACATCAAGCTCCCAAAAGGAACGCATAAACCGTGTTGAGATGTCGTGGCCTGTTGACGGGAACGCCAACAACACTCGTCCAGGGTGATCAAAAGTCTCTTGCATGTTTGTCCTTTGGTAGATCGGGGTTAGGTGGTGGTGCAAGCAAGCCCACTGCTTGCACCACCCATACTAAACGGTTAGCTCAGGACCTGTTTCAGTCCAGTGCCCTGAATATTGCAGGTGGCTACTGGGTAGCGTCCTGCGGTGAATGCCGAGTAACCGTACGTCACCATGGTGACGTTCAAGCTCGCTGCGGCAACCTCGTTGAGAGTAAGACCCACCGGAGCCCCGGAATCTTCCATGAATAACACATCGCTGGCCCTCGTGACCACTATGCGATCTTCATCGGTGGATGCACCGAGGTTGGTTGGAATGCCTGCGTCAGTGATGACCTTCACACCGGCGATGCTGCCAACGTAACCGTATCCTGCAGCTGCACCAGCGCCAACAGCGTTAAAGCTGTTGTAGCCCTCGATGGCAACAAGTGGACGCAGCGATGAATCGGACTGGGCACACAGCCACGCCCAACGACGAGGATGCATGACGATCAGGTCACCTGCTGCGAAGCGTGAGGTGTTGATCTTGCCAAGTGCGTTGTGGATGCTGGCCACGAGAGACGAGCCGGTTGTGGCGGCCCACGATGCGGTCTGCACCGAAGTCGTGTTCAAAATTCCGAAGTGGCCTCCAGCGGTCCCGTCACCAGAGATGGCGGAGACGTTGACCTTGGTTGCGTACTGCTGATACAAATCGGCCAACAAAATCTGGCCGATGCCGGTTCCACGGTCGATGGACTGGCGTGATACAACCTGCTGGCCAGCGAACGTCCGCACTGGAACAGTGAGATCGGACTCGGTGAACGTCTGGTTGGTTACTGCAACACCCTGTGTTTCCTGTGCGGCAACACCGGTGGAGGTTGCTCCACGAGGGATAAACATGCTCATGCCTGTGGCGGGCAACTGGACTTTTGTGACCGCTTCGAGGAATGGCCGACCGGACGCAAGCGTTGCAGCGAACTGCTCTGTGAGATAGGCCGGAACGACTAACGCCCCGAAGTTGCCGCTCGTCGAGCGGTACTCTGCGAGGGCTTCATCACGGGCACGAGCAAGACGATCAGACGCAGCGGTGTCATTGCTGAACTTCGCAGCGATAGCATCGCTCAGGAAGTCATGCTCACCGTCTGCACGGTAGGTCTTCTCTTCTGAAACAACACGGATGTTCATGGGTAGTACTTCTTTTCTGGCCTCGGCGGCCTTGTCGGAACGGGTAGCAAGGTCAACGAGGTCAGACTCTCTGGCCTGAAGTGCGGTGATCTTGTCATCAATCTCACGAAGCTCAGCACGAGCAACGTCGAACTTCTCTGTTTCTTCAGCCGTCATATCTGAACGGCCTTCGGTTTCTGCGACAGCGAGGATTGCCTCAACTGCAGCTTGTGACGCATCACGCTCATCGAGCGCTGCTGCGATCAGGGTACGAATTTGGTCCAACATCTGTGGAACCTTTCTGGTAAAGGGATTGGGTGACAGCTAGTGACTTCAAGTGGAACGCATGTGCCAAGAGGCGGCATGCGTTTCGGCTTGTTATCGGCGGGCTGGTATTGCTTCGAGTTGGCGTTTAGCCATCTCTACCGAGCGGCCTGTGGCCTTCTCAGAATCTTGTGTGTCATCACTGCGAACCTTGGCGATCGTGGCCGGGTTAGCCGGGAAAGTCACAGCGGATACATCGAACAGCTTGAGCTCGTAAATCTTCCGCTCGGAGTAATCGCTGTTCCATTCGTCACGCAACACACGGAACGCAAAGCTCATCTGGTCCATGTCGCCACGTTCGACAGCAGAACGCAACGATGCGGACAGTGGGTTCATCGGGTCAAGCTCCGCAGTGACACGCAAGCCGATGTCATCAGACTCAAGTGTCATCGTTCCACTCTTGGTCCGTGCCAGCGGTATGCCCTCATGGTTGATCAGCAAACGCACATCGGCCTCGCCAGCGCTCTTCGCTGCGGCACCGCTCATGATTGTTTCCATGAATCCGCCACGATCAACATCACCAATCGAGTAGGCGTAATCGTAAACAGTTGCGTAACCCTCAAGGATCGCACCACCATCAGGGGTTGCACGCACCTCAAGCTTTTCAAGCTTGCGCACCTCACGCTCAGGTTTCACACCACGCTTAAACCCATCAATCTCAACCACAGGTTCAGGCTCAACCTCAACCACAGGTTCAGGCTCAACCTCTGGTTCAGGTTCACCCTCAAGCAAACCTGCAGGGATCACCCACAGCTTGCACAAACCAGCCGCAGCGATCTCACCGCTCACAACCTCGCACATGCCTTCCATGAAGAACACGCAGTTAGCACAAGTAATGCCATCACTGGCCTGCTCAGACTCTGCCTGATAGCCGCAGCCATCAGCACCAGCAGTCTGATCGTACTGGCCGAACACCTCAACAATCGACTCAGTGGCCTCGTACTGCGCCTTCTGGCGTGGGCTCAACGGATACATTTCCAGATCAATCATTCGTGTGCTCCTGTCAGCTTCAGATGCATACAGTGCTGCGATCTGATCAACTGCTTCTGCTCTGCTGCCATGGCAGCCTGCTAATGAATTGTCATCATCTTTGCGAACACCCCACGGTTCAGAAACAGAACAGCCCGCATCTTTTTCCACCACATGCCAAGGCATCAGGCAATCACCTGGTCAACAGGCAAAGGCTGATCCTCTGCAGTCAACGGTGGAAGATCCTCATACGCTCTGGCCTCGTCAACTGTGAGGAAACCAGAACCGATACCAACAGCATGCGCCGCATATCTCGTACTGAGATCGGAGCGCAACAGCCCGTCAACATTGAACTTCACACGCTGCGCCCTTGGCACCAGCGTTGAAAGCGCATCCTCAATCGGGATCAGGTACGGCATCAAACCAAAGGACAACCAGTCCGCCGCACGCTGCTCACGGTTCGCATACGTCACACTGCTACCAGATGTGGCGGCACCGACAAGCTCCGGTGGTATGCCGTAGATGCGTGCGATCTGCTCGACCGTGAACCGTTGCGAATCCAAAAACTGTGACTCATCAGGACTGATCTGCACACGCTCATACTTGAGCCCACTGCCCATGATGGCGGGTTCACGGTTGCCTTGTGTGGCATTGATGAACGCACCCTTGATGCCCTGTGCCTGTTCTGGAGTCAACTCAGAGTCCGAGTAGATGATGGCGTTAGGATTGCCGCCACTGTTGAAGAACTGCGCACCGAACTGCTCAGCGCTAATACCAGAACCGATAGCCTGCTTGGCACTGCTGATCGGGCTCAACCCCATCGGGAAACCAGGCATGACAAACATTGGCATGTGCCACAGCGGTCCGTTAGGCCAACGGTTGATGCGCTTCTCGTTAATCTGTGTGGTCCACTCGCCGTCAACGTGCCGCCACTGAACAGTGGCCGGATCGAGTATCTCGACTGTGACAGGGAACCCGTTAACACCAGTTTCAGTAACCAAGCCGTAAGCGTTGCCGTCCAACAACAACGAGCTCCACAGCTGGTACAACCATGTGGTGATGTTGACGTTTGGTGCTGGCGCACGGAACAGCGAACTAGCCGGCAACTGTGTGCGACCGCCAGGGCCATCACGGTACTGGTCAAGTGGCAACGTCGAACCCACACCCGCCAACAACCGCACGCAAGCCCAGACTGCAGCCAACCGCATCGCACTATTGGCATCAACGATTGGCGCACCAGTCCGCATACGCATCTGATTAACCGCAGCAATAATCGAATCAGGGGTGATCGCACGCTGCTCACGTTTAAAGAAACCCATCAGGCACCGTCAATCAGAAAGCCCACAACGAACAAACACACGCCAGCAACACCAAGGGCAAGAATTGGTGACACCAAAAACACTGCAACACAAACAGCCATAATCCCAGCAATCTCCAGAACGGTAGCAAGAGCATCTTTAAACATTGGCACCGCCCTTTCTTAGTATGCGAACACCTGTGGCAACGTAGGCTCAGGAGCCTCCCGAGCAGTAGCGCAACCCCACAAAGCTAACGTCACCGCAACCAGCGGTGAAATATCAACACTGCTCGACGTTCTCGACCACGCCCAACTGTCACCAAGCTTGCGAGTGTTAGCGCCCATCACCGCAGCGACAAGCTCAGACTGCCCAGTGTGCGTAACACTCTTCGCCATCACAGCATCAAACAACCTTGTGCAAGCCTCCGAGTACTCACGGGCTGATGTGGTCCGCACCGTCAAACCAAGGTTCTGCAGATCGGTAATGAAACCCGCCGAGGGCCCAACACCATCAATCACAAACGAACAACCCTCATAACGATCAGCGAGCTCGATGCAACGTGGTATCAGCCAATCAGTACCGGGCCGACGATCCGCAAGCTCAACAGCAAACCCGTACTCGCCAGCTGGCGAACACGCAGCAACCGAAACCGACGAACGGTCAGGCGGCAAATCCACACCGAACACAACACCATCAGTGCCAGGAGACACATCAACCTGCACAGCTTCCCAAGCATGCAACGGGATCTTCGCACTCAAACTCTGCGACTTCCACACCCCAAGACGCTCAACAGCAAACGCTTCCGCTGGCATCGTCTGCCGCTCAGCCTCAACAAACTCCGGGTCAATCCTACGACCCATCGCAGGATTCGCCGCAGCCCACACCGCAGGATCAGCAGGATCAGCGTTCAACTCAGAAGACCACTCAACCCAACACAACCTGCCAGGGTTCTCAGACATCGCACGCACCTTCGTGCGCCGGATCTGCTCCGAAAACTCGTCAATCTCAGGCGGTGAAGAAGTCGTATACCAGAGTTGCGGATTAGGTCTCGCAGACAAAGTAGGCAACAACGCCGCCATCATCGCCGCCGACAACTTGTAAGCCTCATCAAAAATGATGCAATCACCAGTGAACCCACGACCAGACCCAGAAGACCTAGCAACAAACCGCAACCTCGAACCGTTCTTACACTCAATGGCCTCTTCACCATTCGAAGTGCGAACCCGTTTCACCATCCGGTCAAGGTCATCACAATTCTCAATCAGATAACGAACCCTACGGAACGCCTCCTGCGAAGTCTTAAACTCATGAGCCGAATGCAAGATGAGCTCTTCACCGAGCAGGAACATTCCTGCGAGCTCACGAGCCTCAAGTATCGAACCCTTGCCATTCTGGCGTGGAACCACCAAACCAACCTCGAGCGCAGCCCACCGCCCATCAGCACGTTCCGACAAAGCTGACTGCAACACCAGCTCCTGCCACGGATCAAGAAACAGGCCAGCAAGCGCAGCAAGCTCAACCGCTTCCGCACCAGCAGAACTAACCGCCGACGGCGGCACGACCAGATGCGTTGGCACCTGGCTTCCGAGAAGCTCGTTTTGCTGCGAGGTCATTAACAAGATTAACCGCCTGCCCATCAGAGATCCCCTCAAGGATCTCAGTAACCACAATCATCTGCCGTGCAAGCGAAGCCAACTCCGCCCCAGTCGTAGAAGGTGCGTCGATCACCAAAGCGATCTGATCACGCAAAGCCTCGAGGGTTGCACGCCGATCACCGCTTTGCGCAGCATTCAAAATCTCACTCAACGTGACCACCTTCCGAAACAATCCACAGGCCCTGTGGACAACCTTTTTAAGCTTCCGAGGTTATCCCCAGAAATCTGTGGATAACGTTGAGAAATTGTGGAGAGAAAAATCG